TTATCCCTGTCTGATCTCGATTTTCCAGCCCTGTTTTTCAGGCGGCAGGGGCACACCTTCCTTGTCGTGGTTCATCTTTTCGTCAAGGTCGCACAGGGTCAGGAAAGCGTGCTTGATGTCTGCATAGTCCCACTCTGGCATTTGCGTACCACAGCGGGGGCAGATGCGGCCTGCTCCTTCATCGTCAATCACATCATTGTCGAAACGCGGGTAGTCTTTGCCGCAATACGGGCAGATAAGGTGCAGTTCAAGCATGATTTTACGCTCCTTCTCTCGGATTGAAAATAAGAATGGTCAAGGCATAGGCCGCTGCGTCTATCGTGTGGTTGTCACGATCTGGCACGCTGGGCAGGAAATTGCCGTCCTTGTCTGCGTCATACTCGTATTGTGAAAACTCGCGGTAAACATTGGGCGTGCGCCTGGGGTCAACAACAAGCGTCCTTTTTTGCAGCCACTTGATGCGGTAGTTCACACAGCCGGGGCGCTTGATGCAAGGGCGAGCCTGCAGGCCGTATTCCCGTAGATCGTGCACGCTCTTGGGTTCTGCACAGTCGCAATAAATAACCTGTTCCGGGGCCGTTTCTGCGCCTGTGATGGGGTTCTTCCGGGGTTCTCCCACATGGTCAAGGCCGTGTGCCCGGATCTCGGCGGCAAGGGCTTCATTTGACAGGCCGCGCTTGTAAATCTCATCCGCAAAATAGATGATTTCGGTGCTGCGGTCATAGTACAGCGCCACAACGGCAGCAGGGTCAGACGCAAAGCCGAAATCACAGCCCACATAGCGGTAACACTGCATTGCAAGCTCTTCGTCCGCGATCTCTCGCACTTCCAGCGTGGTGAACACCTCGCCGCCGCTGCCGGTAGGGATGCCCAGATACTCATGATCGTATACTTTGGGATTCAGAGCTTGGATGCGCTGCGCTTCGTTCAGAAACACCTCTCCCAGCCATTCAGGCGGCACCTGGGTGTAATCCGTGTGCAGGGTCAACGCTTCCTCGTTGGGCTGCTGGACAAACTTATTTGCCCAGTTATTCAGGGACACAGGCGGGTTGAAGCTGCGGAACACCACAGGCTTACCGCCACGGCCCACGGACTGCATCACGCTGCGGACAAAGTTTTCTCCGGGCAGCTCGGAAAATTCCTCGAACCACACCCACCGGAAAAAGCCCTTTGCAGGCTTGATGGACTTGATCTTGCTGTTATCGTCCAGCCCGCGAAAGATGATCTGTGCGCCGGTGGGCAGGTAGGTGCAGCGCATGGGCGACACGGTGCAGCTCCACAGGTCAGACACGCCCAGCGCGTCAATAGCCCACTGGATTTGTGCAAACACGGATTCCCTCAAGGTGCTGCCCCACCGCCTGAACACCACAGCAGAGCCGGTGCCGGTGGGGTCTTTCTGGATGCCGTCCACGATCTCCAACGACACAAAGGACGATTTGCAGGAGCCGCGTCCACCGGGAAGATTGTAGTAGGTGTGTGCATCGGCGGCTATATCCTCATGGATAGCATGGTATACAGCCGCTTCGTGCTCGGTGGGGTCGATGCCCTGCACGCGCTCAAACGTGGCAGCTCTGGCCGCTTTCCGGGCCTGTAGTGCCCGGATGCGCTTTTCCAGTCGGTCAAGCTCCATTCGCTTCCACCTCGTCAAGCAGCTTTTCCAGCTCTGCCAGTTTCTTCTGCTGTTCGTCAATGCGGATGCAGTTCAAAACGGCGTTGCAGCAATTTGTGATAGCCGTTGCCCGCTGCGGGTCGATCTCGTTATTCAGCAGCATATTTGCGATCTTGGACAGCGTGCGGCGTACCTCTGCGGGAGTTGAAAGTTTGATCTTCAAATATACTCACCTCGATACAAAAAGGGTGCACAGGTTGCCCCATGCGCCCAGATGATGCCATATCAGGCGATTGCCTGATAAAAAATCGCCTTGCTCTTGTTTTCCAAAACAAAGCAGTCGTAATAAATACGGCCCTCCACCAGACTACCGGACAGGAAAGGCGGGTCAAGGTGAATCTTGTACTCTGCCAGTTTGACCGGGGCCACGGTAGCCACGGGATGCGCGATCATGAAGCCAAACTTCGCGGGCAGGCGGTTAGACGCGATCTTGACCACGTTCAGGCCGTCCAGCTGGGCGATAACGCCCTTTTTGCGCAGTTCTGCACCGATGTCCTGATTGTCAAAGGTGGCCTTGGACTGCTTCAGGAGCGTGTAGGTGGTCGGGGTCAGAATGAGCACGCGATCAGATGCGGGCACTTCTGCGTCATCCATCTGGGCATTTGCCGTGATGATCTGAGTATAGATGTTTTCAGCGGTCAGGGCTGCGGCTTCCGGCTTAATGCCTGCATTTGCTGCCATCACGCTGTAAACATAGGAGTCAATCTCCGGGAACACCTTCTCACGCTGCTGGCGTGCCAGAGCGCTGGCGGCTGCAACCTGCATCTTGGTTTCGTCCGTGTCCATCTTGTCCACCTCGAAAGTGAACGAACGATCTTTGTTGATCGTGAATGTCTCGGTGGTGGCCTGCAGGGTGCTGATCGTGCCGTACTGGCTCTTGTTTCCCTCGAGAATGGGGCCGTTGCGGTTGAAGTCCTCCATCTCGGTGGACTTGACCTTGTACAGCTTGATGGTCTTTGCGCCATCAAAATTGAAATCCTTGTTGGTCACAAGGCTTGTCTTGCTCTCGGAGTAAAACTGTTCATCGGTATATGCTTGGAACTGGGTCGCTAACTCAATAGCCATTTATAGATCCTCTTTCAGTTGTTCAGACCGAAAGCCCGCTTCAACTCAGCGTCTTTGTCTTTACCCTGGGAAAGCCAGGTCGGCGGGGTGTCCACCTTTGCGCCGGTGGTCGTCTTAGTGACGGTGAACCCGTTGCCGGTGACGCTCTGCACCGCCTTTACCGCGGTCTTGAACGCTTCCGGGTCGCTGGTGTCCAGCTTATCCAGCAGCGCCGCGCTGATATTGTTATCAGCCAGATACTGCTTGCAGGCTTCCCGGGCTTCCCACTGGTTGAAACGCTGGCTTTTGGCTTCTAACGCTTCCTCGCGGGCTTTCAGGTCTTTTTCTCGTGCGTCAAGGTCGCCCACGCGCTCGGCACTCTTGGAGCGCTCACGGGCAAGCCGATCTGCAACGATGGTGTTTACTTCGTCTTGGGTAAAAGTCCGCTCAGAGCCGTTATTTTCGGCCTGCTGGGCGGCGCTGGGGGTAGGGTTGGGATTTTCCATTGATAGCACCTCATTTTCCGTATGAGTAGACGTAAAAAGCAGCAGGCGGCAAACCTTATGCCGCGCATGGTGCACCGGGGAAAGGAAAAGTCCGGTGCAAGGGGTATGTCCGCTCCTGCAATGCTGGGCGCTCTGATCGTGGGTCATGGCACACCCACAGCCAGACCGTGCAGCAAAGAGCAGTCAGGAGCCGGACGGCGCTATAAGCCGCCTGCTATGCTCAGTATACCACATTGCGTTGTAAAATGCAAATATAATGCTATGTAATGTCACTTTATTGCCACATTGCGTTTTTGCTTGGACAGCAGCAGGCTGTATTGTCCGTAGGTCATGCCCATAGCATCAGCCATTGCGGCAGCTTCGCCCAGTGACAGCGGTTCACCGTGTTCCGCATGGTATGCGGCCCATGCCAGAGTACGGACGCGGGCCCGTTCCTTTTCGTCTTGGGCTTGCTTCATCTCGCAGTCAAGACAGCGGATTCCCGGTGCAAACTGGTACATCACAGCCCCACAGACAGGGCACTTCTTGAGCTTCTTCTTCGTCATGGTATAGAATGACCTCCGGCAAATAAAAAGAGCGCACAGCGGCTTGCTGGGCCGTCACACGCTCTCAGGGGTGGGGGTGGTGCTCCGTACTCCACGCACCACCGTTAAATTTTACGCATTGTAATGGTCTAAAAGAGCGTTCGTATCACGCTGCTATTGTACCATAAAACGGACTTAACCGCAAGAATATCACCTTACAATGTCATTCTTCGGCTTCTTCTTTCTCGTAGTCGTCCAGCCATGCTTCCACGGTGGGAATATTCATCGGCGGCGGGGCAACAACGGTGTTGGTCGCTGCATCTGCGATAAAGAAAGTGAAAGTGTGCTCGTCAAAACGGACGTCCAGACCAAAAGTATGGGCACGCTTCATCTGCTCAATAAGCCGGATCATCCCTCGCTGTTCGTCCTCGTCCAGCTTCTCAAAAGCCACGCACAGGGCTTCTAAAGATTCTTCTCTCGTCATGTTGCACACCCCCTTACCGGATGCCGCTGAACCACATCACAGCGGCACCGAGGAAACAGACCAGCGCGAACGGTGCCACGCACGAAAATTGATAAGCGGTGTAACCAAACATTGAAAAATCCTCCACATTTTGATAAAATAGAGGGCGGGAAACATTACTGCAATGCGTTGTCCCGCCATTTGCCGCCCGTCCCTGTTGGCGCAGGGAAAGGCGGCTTTCTGTTTGTCGGCGGTCTTAATCAGGACGGCATGGAATCGTCTTTGACAGACTTCACGAGTTCTGCAAACTTCTCCGGGGTCATGTCGTGGGTGAAATCCGTATAGGCTTCAACGCCGTTCTTCACACCTTCCTGCTCTGCCTGCGCCATCAGATCAGCGGCCAGCAGCGCAATGGTGTTTTTATCCACGGTGCTGACGGGCAGGTCATTCAGAGCGTTCATCAGGGCATTCGCCGCATTAACCAGCGGTTCACACTGCATACGGACTTCACGCGGGATGATGAGCAAACCTTCTTCGCCCAAAGAAATGCCGAGAATGTCAACGCTGCAAGGCTTCACACTGGGGGCTTCTTCCTCGTCATCGTCCAAAAATTCATACGGGGACGAACCCTGCCGCACATCAATAGAAAGTTCGGGCTTGCCCTCTGCGCTCAGGGTCGGCGTGATGAACACCACCGTGTCGTCACCATCCTCCGGCTTATCAGACAGCCAGAGCTGCACGCCGTCGCTGGGGTGGCGCTCTTCCTTGCAGTAAAAAGGCGCGTCATAAGACAGGGACTTGCCGCGAACGGCATTGTTGAGCACATGAAGTGCATTGTCGGGGCCATCGGTCTGGATGGTCAGATTGGAGTCCATAAGCATAGTAATCATAAGTAAACCTTTCTGTGCCCTACGGGCACGATCAAAATATTTGCCTGCTCAATTTTGAGCGGGTCGGCTTAGTTGGTGCGGGTCATGCGCTCCACATAGACCCAGATCAGGCGCAGTTTGCGCAAATCTGCGCGCTCCAGCAGCTTGGTGATTGCTTCAATGTAGCCGGTGCGGTCGGTGTCGTTCATGTGCTCACCCCCTCACGTTTGGCGTTGTGATCTTCGCTCACATCATGCATAGCAACAAGGATGCACCCGCCGCGCGGGTCATTCGGGTATCGGTCGGGGCAGCTCTTTTCACAAGGCTTCCCGTCCAGCGGACAAATACGCTGTTTCATTGTGCTGCACCTTTCATCAGTGCTTGCATTTTCGCCATTTTCTGCGCTGCTGCCTGCCGCCGGAAGTTCTCTCCGGTAAAACAGATAGGGACGCACATTTCCAACAGGCGGTCATAAATGCGGGCGTGGGCAACGTCCTGCGGATCTTTCAGCTCGCCCAGTGCAAGGTTTGTTGTGACGATGAGTGGGCGCTGATTGCGGTATCGGCTGTCTACGATGTTGTAAATCTGTTCTAACGTGTAGTCCGTCTCTCGCTCGATGCCGAAGTCGTCGATGATAAGAAGCGGATAGCTGCACAGGCGATCTATCACATCGTTCCGGTTGTTTCCGCGCCCGTTCAAGTCGTTCACAATCCGGCTGAAATTGGTCATGCAAACGGCTGTGCCCTGCTCCATCAGCGCATTTGCGATGCAGCCCGCAAAAAAACTCTTGCCGGTTCCCACCTTGCCCCACAACAGCAAGCCGATGTTTTCACGCTCAAAGTCCCGCCACTGTGTGACGTAGTTCCGGGCATATCCCATCTGCGGGTTCCGTCCATTGTCGTTCCGAAAATTCCAGCTCTCCATTGAAACATCCGAAAAGCCGTTTACTTTGAGTGTGCGGAGCTGTTGCTCGCGCCGTTCCTGTTCGCGCTGCTGCCGCAAGGTGGCGCGCTCGTTCGCTTCACAGTCGCACGGTATCCACACAACGGCTTCTCCCGTGGTCTTGCGGATGTAATCCGGGGCATGCATCTGCCTGGGCGCATGGCACTTGCCACAATGCAGCAGGCCATCTTCCCCGGTGTAGTCGTCCGTTTTGGCTTCTCCCTCATTGCGCTGCAAGAGTGCAGAAAGGGCGTTCATGGTGTGGTTCAAAGGCTCTCCCCTTCCTTGAATGAGTAATCAGGCATCCCGCTGCTGCGGGGCTTCTGCTGGTTTCGATCTCGTGCAGCCCACACGCGCAGGGTAGCCGCATGGCTCTTGTACTTCTTCCCGGTGCTCTCCATGTAAGCGGACAACTGTTCTATCAGGTTGTCCAGATATGGAATATCTACGCTCAACTTCTGATACTCTGCATCGGTCAGAAAAACATTGCCATAACTGCCATAGCTCTGACGCGCGAGTGCTTTCTCTCTCTTAGAATTAACTGTTCTGTTATCTAATTCTTTATATCTTGGTGTCAGTTTTCTAGCACCCCCCGTGTTAGTTTCCTGACAGGGGGGTGTCATATTTCTAACAGGGGGTGTGTTAGCTTTCTGGTGGGGTAGGGTGCTAGTTTTCTGACACGGCTGAGTGTCCGTTTTTGGACGGGGTTTAGGTTGACTTTCAGAAGAATCTGGCAGTTTCAAATAGATGGTATTTGCAGAACCAGCGTTTGACCGTTTTTCAATCAATCCAGCCTTTTCCAGTTCTCGCAAGGCGTTTCTAACAGACGCTTCGCACTTGTGAAGGGCTTTTGCAAGGCTGGCATTTGAGAACTGTATGTAGATTCTTCCCTCGCTGTCAATCCAGCGGTTTTTCTTGGATAGCTGCGCCCGATATAGCAGCAAAGAATAGATGATTTCTGCCGTCCAGCTCAAGCCATCACATTCCAGCAGGAAGAACGGGAAGGGGGCGTGCTGGGGGGTCTTGGTCTTGTCCGTCAGGTACTGGATAGCAGATCACCCGGCTTTCGTCTTGGGCGACGGTTCAAAGAAAAAGTCGCCGTACTGCTCCCGGGGGATGCCTAGCACCTCAGCCACGCGCTGAATCTCCCACGCGGTAAAGGGTTGTTTCCCTTGCATCCGGGAACAAAGCGTGCTGGGAGCCATCCCTGCGGCCTTTGCTACCTCCGATTGTTTCAAGTCCAGCTCGACGAAGCGGACGCGCAACCGTTTGAATAAACGATACATTATTCCACCTCCTTCAAATATTCCAGCGGTACGCCCAGGGCGGTAGCAACATGGCCTGCGGTAGTACGCCAGACCGGTTGACCTTTGCGCATTTTGATAACTGCGCTGCGGCCTACACCGGCTTTCTGAGCCAGTTCTTCACCGGTCAGGTCTTGCCGTGCCATCTCTGCGATGACCTTCACGCGATCAACAATGATGGATTTCGCCATTTGATTCACCTCTCTTTCAGGCATTCGTTTTGAATGCCTCACTGGCTTTATTATAACCATTCGTTTTGAATGCGTCAAGTGCTTTTCTAAAAATTTTCAAATTCGCATTGAATGCTTGTTTTGAATGTGATATATTTCTAATAGGAAGGGGAGAAGAGCTTGAATATTGGTGAAATGATTAAAAATCTTCGGAACGCATACGGACTAACTCAAAAAGAACTCGCCGAAAAGGCTGGAATTGCTACAATTACACTTCAACAATATGAACGAAATAAGCGAGAGCCGCGAAAAGAGGTTCTCTCAAAAATAGCTGTAGCACTGAATATTCCAGTTGAAGCGTTCTATCCTCGCAAAGAAGAGATTGAGGATGCCAAAAGGGAAGCAAAAAGCGAACTTTGGGCGGCTGAAACACTTGCAAGGGACAACGGGAAGCCGTGGGACGTTCCGACTTATAATCAAGAGCGAGAGCGTGTTATTCTGGATATGTCGCGGCGTTATTCGGTTGCACCTGAAATCCTTTTTGCATTCATCCCCCAGCGCCCAGATGATGAATATAGCAAGGGTGCGATATATATTGACTCCACCCATGCGGGAAGCGCCAAAAACAAAGCCCGGTACTTGTTCAATTCGCTGAAATCCGATATCCAGAAGAAAGCTGCTGTGCAAATTGCCATAGATGATTTATGGAAAAGGTATGGAAACAAGCCCGTTCCGGTTTTTGAGCAAGTCTTAAAGGCTTACGAAGAAAACGACGCGCACACGTTGAAGCTGGTTGAAGATTTGGAAGCTCTTGTATATGCTCCCGATAAAAAATAAAGCCCACCACCTAATGCACAGTACGCAGTAGGCGGCGGGGAGAGCTGAAAATTCAGCTGTCAAGGGGGTCTGCGCAAAATTGCGCAACCCACTGACGGGCAATCATTGACATAGAAAGGGGGTGCAGTAGATGAGCAAGCGGACGAACACAGCCGTTTGGCAAGAAAAATTTAGCCGGTGGCGGGTGGCGGTGCAGAAGGACGGCCAGCGCCGGTATTTTTACAGCAGCATTCCCGGCCGCACAGGCCAGCGGGAAGCGAACCGCAAGGCTGATGCGTGGCTTGAGGACGGCATAGGCGCGAAGGTGGGCAGGGTAGAGGATGTGTATAAACTCTGGATAGAGGGCTTAAAGCAGACCACCAGCGCAAGCAATTATGAACCGATCGAGAGCCGGTGGCGCACCTGGGTGCTGCCGATCATAGGCAAAAAGCGGGTCAATGCCCTTACAGATGCAGACTTGCAAGCCATCATCAACAAAGCCCACGCGGCAGGCAAGAGCCGTAAAACCTTGCAATCACTCGCCGGGGATCTCCGTGCCTTCTGCAAATACTGCCGCAAAAGCAAGCTGTCCACCTATCTGCCAGAGGATGTGCAGATCCCCGCCGGGGCGCGTCTGAAAGGCAAAAAGGTCTTGCAGCCAGATGATCTAATAAAGCTGTTCACAGTGGATACAACGCTTTACCGGGGCAAGCGCGTGCCAGATGATTTTATTCATGCGTACAGATTCGCGGTCTTGACCGGCCTGCGTCCGGGGGAGCTGGTGGGCTTGCGCTGGGCAGATATCAAAGGCAGCACAGTCAACATCTCCCGTGCCATCAACGTAAAAGGGCAGGAGACGCGCGGAAAGAACGAAAATGCTTGCCGGTCATTCGTCCTGCCGGACGTTGCAAAAGCTGTCCTAGAAGCTCAGAGGGCTATCACCGGCCATTGTGAAAGCGTGTTCTGTCTGGAAACAGAGCGGCGGTTTTATAAGCGCTGGAAAGTGTACTGTGCTGCCAACGATCTGCAGCCGGTCAGCCTGTACGAACTGCGGCACAGCTTTGTTTCCGCAATCAAGACGCTGCCCGCTGGTGAGGTCAAGGCGCTTGTAGGTCACTCCGAAGATACGGACACATACGGCATTTACTCCCACGCCCTGACCGGTGAGGATGTAGCCACAGCGCAGGCCGTCAACGCGGTATTTATGAAGCTGCTGCATGGCTGA